GCTGATCTCAAGGAAGCGCTGTGCCCGTGTGCGCTCAGATGTGGACTTCACCTTGAGCCTAGCCTCACACAGCAGCGCCACCTCCTCGTTGTCTCCGTTGAGCATGGCTTGGAACAGCGCGTCTGTCTTAGCCAGCGCCAAGGTCTGCTCACCTGTGGTCTTGCTCTTCTTGTATGGCGTGGGCACACCGAGCGCATTCAGTACGGCGGCGAACTGTGGGTTGGATGCCAACTGCGACTCGTCAATCTTGAGCCGCAGCAGCAGTGCCTCCCGTTGCTCCTTCTCACTCAGCAGTGCATCGGTCAGCATGTCCGGGTCTAGCACCAGCATCGGGTTGGTGAACATCCGCAGAGTCATGTCGATGAGTCGTAGTTCCTTTGTAGGGTAGCCTTCCGCGAGTCTTTTGAATATTTGTTCGCAGAGATATATGTCGTGCTTACAATACTCAGCAAGTTCTCTTTCTGTCTCAGGCTCAAGGACGGCCAATCCATCCGTCGAATATACGGCTGTCCCTTTGGGGGGAAGGCCAAAATCGCTTGCAAGTTTGGCGAGGGAATTGCCAACCTCCACGCCCCGTAAAGCTCGCGCCATTGACAGGGTGTCGAAGATGAAGCAGGGGTGGACTCCGTAAACCCATTCCAGTATGGCGATATCAAATTGGGCGTTATGTGCAAGGACTGCTGTTCGCGTCCAGTCATATGTTGATAGGATTCGATGAAGCTCATCTCCTCCATACCACTGAGTAGGTCTATCAGTTCCATACTCATGTATGCATGCTCCGAATGCAATGAATTTAGTATCACGTATGTACTCCTCGGTTGTCATCTTGGAGAGGGTGTAGTCGGCCTTGTCCCATCGGGTTTCAAAGTCGATGGTCAGGATGGTGTCGTATGGCTGGCTCAATGTATGTCCTTTGGTTGGTTGTTGCTGCCTAGGCTGTCAGCCAAGATGCTTGCTGCATCTTTGCAAAGCGTGTGTGCTTCTAGCTCTGTGTTGTTCATTGACAGGATTGAAAGTTTGCCGTTGTTGTAGGCCAGCACCACAGCGCAGTTTGGGTCAGGGCCGTAGCACCGGGTTAACACAAGCATGAGTTCTGCCAGATGCACTTTCTCTTCCGCCGAGAAAAGCTCAAGCCGCTCGTTCATCTCATTCTGCATGGCTTGCATGCGTTCAGTTTCTAAATCCATTTTGTTGTCCTTTGTTTGATGTCTGTAATGATTCCCTGCAATGTGTGCAGGGAAGTCTCGTTGATAACCACAGCGCTACCTCCTGCCTTGTGGATGGCTATCAACTCCCTGTCTTGCAGGGCGGTTGTTTTTCCTTTGCCTGCCTTGCACTCAATCGCAAGGAAGCACCCGTTGACGCAGCACACGATGTCGGGTATCCCTGCGCGTCCGTATCCGTTGGCTGCTGGCATGAAGTAGTACACCTCATGGGCATCCAACATCTTCTTGATTTCGTTTTTAACTCTTGCTTCAGGCGTCATGCTTAATCCTCCATTCACGTTCGCTGCGGCCACTACGAGATTGCACTCTCTCACCTGTAAGAACTACTAGCCCCATCTTCTGCAACTCAGGCAGTCGGCGGGATATAGCAACTCCATCCTCGCGGTTATTCGTATTGGCTTTTGTTGCTATGCCGTCTTTACCCAACGGGCCGTGTTTTAGTAAAGTCAGAAGTATCTGCTGGTAGTGAGCATGAACAAACTCCTCTACCCTCTCCGCCGCCTCGTGACTTGTTGAGGGGTCTGTGTTGCGTGCGCGTACATAATCAGTTTCCATTTTTAGCTCCTGTTGTTTAATAAGTGAGGGGGGAATGTAAATTCCACGCCCCCTCGGTTCGTGGTTGGAGTGCAACACGTTATCTTCACCATCCCGGAACGTGTTGCATCAGCGTAGGGCAGCATTTACAAGGCGCTTGCTCCACTGACAGCAACACCGGGATCTTTATTCCTTTCTCTGAAGCGTTTAGAAATTTCGGCTCGGGTTAGTTTCCTGCGAGGCTCGGGGACTCCCGCACCTATGCGATACACAGGCGTTGCGTCTCGCCCGAGCACATCAGGGAGCCACCCACACACGTGCACGGTGCGTGCGTCTCGCAGCGCCCGCAGCCATGCCTGCGCCGTGACGATATGCACCCCGGTGTGACTGCATAGTTGCCGCGCAGTCACATCCCCCTGTTGCAACAACTGCAGCGTCTGTGCCAAGACGGAGTGGCTAACTTTTGTTCTTACCCGGCGAATCATATGGTGTTCCTTTTAGTATGAGCATGCGGTACGCTTCGATGGCGTCTTTCTTATCCAGCGTCAACTGCTCAATCGTTTCTTGTTGCTGTTGCATCCTGACGCATGCGTCCAGCGCAAACTGATCTAGCGTTGCCCTGTCCCAAGTGCTGAATGTGGGTATGCTGCTCACAGTAATGCCTCTGGTTGCTGTTTAAGTTTTTCCTTTTGTGCTGCTCGGTACATCTGTTCCAGCAGCTTCGGGTCTACCCTCTGGAATGGGTCGTAGAAGTTGATCGGCTTTTTCTTCCGTTTTGAAGATGTGGTCGTTGAAGCATTTCCGTTTTCTGATAACACTGTTGGTTTCCTTTCTTAGTCGCGAGTCTTGTACATCAGTCTGTGCGTTGCATATGGGGCATCTCAAGCGTTCTTCTCCTGTCGTGGTATGTGGCATGGCATCCCCATGTAGTCGTCTGGGTGAAACTGCAATGACTCGTTTAAGTGGCAGCGCCCTAACATCTGCCCATCCTTGCGCTTCTCGTGAGGTGTGCGCTCCAAGTGTTTGCACGTATTGCAGTTGGCTTCATGCGCGTCAAACTCGCGCTTGGATTTGCGGAATGCTGGCAGTGCTGTTGGGTGACACACATACGTGCCGTTCACTTGCGGTGTACACGGGCCTAAGTAAATCGCATCCTCAATCTTGACACGCAGCCCGGTGTACTGGCAGGTGTATAACCCATCCGCATCGGGTGCGTTCAAAATTGGCTTACCACTTGTTGGGTGGCGCTCAGTCATTGCTCTTCTCCTTTGGTGGTGTGGCATTAAGCACGGCCTCAAGATGTTTTGGGTTCATCGTCTCACCAAACTCTTCCTTGTACTTGTGACTGATCTGCCCGAACCAGATCAGGCGGTTGAGTGCTTCCTCCACGGACATGCCAAGGCGCTCATGTATGTGCTGTTTGTTTGGTTGAGTCATGTGTTGCGCCCCTTCAGGACGGCTGAAACTTCTTTGTAAAAGCCGGTGTTATCAAATGTTTTAGCGACCAAATTGGTGTCCGTCATTTTGTCGTAACCTGCATTGACCAGCTTGCTGTGCTTCTTTATGTAAAACTGTACTTCCTCGTCCGTTAGCCCCTGCCACGGGCGCTGTGCTGCTTTCCAGTCAGCTACAAAATCAATTGCCTGTAGCCCGTATTCGTGAAGAATGTTATTGATCCATTCCCATTCGGCGGGTGGCTGTGCTGCGGGTGTTCCGATGCCAACATCACCAGTAACCGGGTCAATACGAACCCGACCGTTTGTTGCTTGCGCCATATGCTCTGACAAGCCTTTGTGCGGCTCCTGCACAGGTGCTGCGGGTGGGGTGGTGTAGAGAGGCCGTACTTCGGCATGAGTTCCTTTTAGCTGTGCCATTTCCTGCGCTTCTTCCTGCGTAAAAAACATATCGTGCAGATTGCCCTCAAACACTCCCCACGCCACCGGCTTTTGCTCTGGCTGTGCCAAGGCTTCGCGTAAGGCGGCAATTGAGTCGGTTGTGTTTTGCTTTGACTGCTCTAGTGCGGATTCAGGCCACACCCATGCGCCGTAATTGTCCCAGCCTTCCAGCGCCTCCAGCGCCTGCTGCGCGGCTTGTCTTAGGTCAGTCATATGTTTCCCCTTGTTCTGATGTTCTCTGCTGCTGATTCCAAAGCAGCGGCCCTGATGTCGTTGCAACGTGCCGCCATGCGGTCACACACCTTCGCGCAAGCCTCACGCTCATGCCCGGCGACAAGGTTGGCAAAGGCTTCAAGGTAGTGGATAAACTTCTCCCTGTCTTTACCCATGCCGTAATAAGACAGCCCGGAGGCGTCTGCCATGAGGATGATCTCATCTTTAGTCATTTCAGTATCTCTCGTTCCAACACTACTACCGCAGCGTCAATTTCTTGAAATAAATAGTCGGGCAGTTGCGCTTTGTTGATGGACATTGCGCTCTCTATTGCTGAGAGCAGCTTGAGCAGCTTGAATAGTTCTTGCTTAGTCATATGTTCTTCTCCTTAATCATCATTCGCGCAATCTGTTTTGCAAAGTCAATTTGCTGGTTGAGATCATCACTCAGCCTGACATTCAACCGCAAACCTTGTTCGTCCTTTAAATTGGACATGGCAATCAACAAGGCTTCAGCAAAACCCGCCTCTGTTGTTTTATCAAGCCCATCAATAAAACCCTGTGTAAAAAATCTCATGTGTTCTTACTCCGCAATGCGGCTTCAATTGCACGGGCAAACCGCATGACAAATGGCCCCACTTTTTCAGTGGGGTTGGGAGTGTTGTTGAAAATATCTCCAATCTCCTCAACCGTCAGCCCTACCCACGGCTTGGCGTAGACCTGTATGTCATCGTCCTCGTCCCGTGCTGCTCGGCGCAAAGCCTCGCGTTCGATGCGTCTGAATTCGTCTTCTTCGGTGTTCATGCTTGCCTCGCTTTCAGCATGGCGTCTGCCCATTCAAAACAACTGCTGCAAATTTCAGCAGCGGTAACGTTTTTTGCGCTTAAAGACAAAAACACTTCGGGCATAGATAACTGCGCCTGCATCGCCTTCGCCGCAAAATAGTCGCGCAGGGTCATGCCATATTCACCGTTACACCCATGCACGGCTGCGTAGGGGAATGCGGCCCCTCCTGTGTTTGTTGTCATATCAATGCCCAAATAAGTCCAGCCACCGCGCCCAGAAAGACGATGGTCATCAGAAACAGGATGATAATGGTCAGCCAATGCATGATCTCGTCTATCCCACCGTAATCGCCGTCATCATTCATTGGTATGTCTCCCTTGATAGTCTTACTCGGTCATACGCACGTATCAGGTTGCGCTTGCGCTCGGGGTCTGTCATAGGTAGTTGTGTCTTTGCGAACAAGTTCGCATTGGCCTCGGCCTCTTCGAACGAATGAGCCAGCCAGATCGACTCGGGCTTCCTTGCCCGTGACTCAATCGCTTGCTGCACCAGCAGATTGCTGACCAGCAATACCATCTCCTTGGTATCACTCATTGCTCACTCCTTGGTGTGTAGCGAGGTGCTTGGTCAGTCTGGCTATTCTGGTGTCGTTGTAGCGCACCACAGACACGGCGTAGTCCACCGCTGTCTCTGCTTCCAGCTTGGCTAACTGAGCGTTAGCCAGTTCAGCGGCGATCATCTCCAGTGGAGTCGGTTTGCGAAAGTAGTTCTTTATAAATGTAATCATTGCTTCTCCTGTTGTGGGGGCCGAAGCCCCCGGTTAATCACACAGCTAACACAGCGTCCAGTGCACGCTGCTTGAGGTCAGCACCCGGCCCCCACTGTGCGGACACAAAGCGGTTCTCTTGGCTGCGTGCCCGTGAGAACCAGTCGGCGTACTCAGTCACTGCGTTGATGTAGCCCCACGCTGTGCCCTGCACACCATCAAGGTCAGACCCCTTGGCCTCGCCTTGGAACAGGTCGAGTATCTTGTTGTACCCTGCTGTCGCCTGCACCTTGTCGCCACCCCCGAGGATGTCCGCCGTGATGGACTCCGCAGCCTCGATGAGCACGGGCTTGTTAGCCAGCCGCACCACCTGATGCTTGAACGCAGCCCATGCAGCCTCGTTGAGCCCCATGAACTCCTTCACTGCTGCGGGGTCAAACACTGACTTGTGCGTGACTCGCACAGATGCGTGAGCATCCGCCATCGCCATAGCCAGCGTGTTGGAGCACACCGTACGCACCGTGGTGCGCCTCACCTCAGTTGCCAGCGAACCGTCAGCGCTGGTGCTGATGAGCAGGTATCCGCCGATTTTGTCGGAGATACTGGTTGGGCTTGCCTCGCCGATCTTGGCTGTGGCCCAGAAGCGCTTGCCCCCGTAGATCGTTCCTGCCGCAGACAACTCCAGACCCCCGGCCTTGGCGATGTCCCGGAAGAACTCGATCACCTCACTGGGCTGCACCACTTGGTACTTCTTGGATACCAGCCCCAGCGCCTCGTGGTTGTCAGAGCGGAACAGCACATGCTGCTCGGGCATCTTCACCAGCACCTCCTCAGTGCGGCTCGTGTTGAACCGCACCTCAGAGCGCTGGATGCGCCAGTCCATGCCCGCCTTGCTGCGCCACTCGTCAACGCTTGCCCCCACGGGCATCGGCTGACCAAGGCCGTGCCACGGCAGGCCGTCCTGCTCGAGGTAAGCAAACTCGACTTGACCGGCTTGGTTTGTTGTTAGTTCGTGTGCCATTTGAATACTCCAAAAAAGTTAATAAGAAAGATCACGGTTCTGAGAATACCACAAATACGAGACCGTCAACAAGTATTTGTGGGGATTTTCTAGGGGTTTTCCCTAGGTGTTTTGCTTGATTTCACGGATGATCATCAGGTGGCTGCCGAGATACCAAATGCCCCCTTGTGTGGCGGGACGTTCTATGGTGGCTATGCGGCTGAAGTCAACGAGACACCACACCCTGTCCCCGCCTTGCCTCAGATGTGGGGCGATGGGCTCCGAGCAGATGTGCCAGCCCGGGCGGTGTGCGTAGCCCTTGGTGGGGTGATCCTCCATCGTGTAGATGACACCCTCTCGTAGACGTAGGCGCTTGTTGATGAACAGCGGGGCGTACCCGTCCCTCATTTTGCGGAAGAGTTTGTATCCGGTCATGCTGCCACCTCGTCATGCAAGCCCATCCACAACTCCGCCGAGAGGATGTCACCCATCAGCCACCAGCCCACGGTGCGGGCGTTGGGCATGAGCCCGTACACATGGACTTCGTCATTTTGAGTGATGCGATAGCGCCCTGCGCCATACTTGGCACGCAGTGCGGCACGTAGTGTTTCGCGTGGTATTTCTTTCATGGTGTCATTCTCCAAAGGTAGATAAAGAAAGGTAAGCCGAACAGAGCGGCTACTAGACTGGCTTGGATGAGTTCCCACAGAAAGCGTCTCATTTGATGTTGTCCTTGATCCAAGTCACCAGCATGTGCGCGTCAAGCACAGTGTCTTTAGCTTCCTCAAGATCCTCGCGATCATCGGGCGAAAGGTCTTGCGAGTTGAGCAAGTACTGCTCCAGAGCAAACCCTGCTGCGAACAGCCGTGCATGCACACTGTCCAGCGCATCGTTTACGTTTTTTGGTTTCTTCATCTCTATCTCCAGTTAAATGCCGGTGAACCGCACCGGCACGGTTTCTCGGAACAACTTCCGAGTTATTGGAAGTGCACAGCACCACTGCCGTGCACAGGTATGGCGATGCTCTTGGCCTGCACCGATGTGCCCCCGCACAGCAGGCAGGTGGCGCATGTCGCCTTGTACCCTGCCTCCTTGCTTGCTGGGCACAGCACCTCGTGCTTGCGGTTGATCTCGCTGACATCCCGGATGACACGGAATGTCCTGTGCTTGCTGGCCCATGCTGTCTGGGCTTGCTGCAGCGTGTCGGCACTGACCATGTAGAGCCCCGGGTCGCCGCCGTTGTGGCTGTAGGCTGTGTGGCCGTCAGCCTCGGACACTAGCTCGTCCCACACATAGCTGGGTGCAGCAGCGCCGTCCCCGTATGTGCCGATGCGCACCTTGCGCTTGCGCCCGACAGTGCGTGGGCTTGCCACCGGGTACTTGCCTGCCTTGA